ACCGTGGAGTATGAGCTAAATACTCTATTGGAAGGTTATGGTGCTAAATTTGCAATTAATTTTTCTTGATTACTTACAATGAATTTAGAGTATCGAAAGCGCAAACAGTATCTTGAGTATTTGGATTCTCAATACAAGAGTTATGATAAGTGAGTGATGTTAATTTTGTGATAAACTCCATGAAAATGATAAATTATTATATAGATCCCTGAGCATAAAACGACACCTTAATTTGACCATTTTTGAACCTTATGGCTGTTTTCCTTTAACGAAAATAAAAAATAAAATCAATAAGATAAGAAACATAAGAAGCGGAATATTCTGGGGGCATTAATAGGGGCATAAAATAAATACATAAAAATAAATTAAATATATTCAATTAGTTACATTTAATTACCAGTCCTGCCCTGGCACCATATAAAAACTTGCTTTAGTATCAGCGAGTTAGCGTTAAGAAAGAGCCACCTTGACGGTGGCTTTTTTTATGACTCAAATCATCTTTCACTATTCTTTCACTATATTCTTTCACTATATTTTAGACCTCACGTTTACTTTTTCTGACCCCCAACAACCGGGACAATATTCACTTTCCGATCATATCTCGCCGTCTGGGTAATATTTCTATGACCCGATATTTGTTGTTTTTCCGCTAACGGGCCTTCAAGGTCTGAAACGCCTTTTGCCTTCAAATCATGAAACGTAAAGCTAAAGTCCAACGCGGGAAAAGTGTCTTTCGCTATATCTTTCGCTTTTTTCCAGCGGCTGTTAAAGCCGTCACGGGTATACCGGGAGCCTTTGCGCTGGTGGAGTACGTAGATACTGCTAACGCCGGTATCAATCGGCAGTGTTTTGCTCAAAGCTACGGCGTTATCTAACCGGTTTGTCCATGCCTTGATTTGAGCAACGCCTGTTTTACCTTGTTTGATGAAGATACCCGCTTCCTGTACCTGTGCAAAGGTGAGGGCCAGAACATCCGCTTGCCGTGCAAGGCACAGGTACGCCAGTTCCATTGCAATCCGAACTACTGTGGGGGAGACAGAATAGAGGGCATTATATTCATCATCGGTAATATAACGATCCCGTGCTTTTTCCTTGAACTGCCGTACCCCTTTACATGGATTTCCTCTGACTAGTCCACGTTCGTATCCCCAGCCAAATACGCGGGATAAAAAGTTTTTCTCTCGGTTGGCTTGCGTTTTGGATTTCAATCCACGCTTATCCATGTACTTGCGAATATGCTCCGGTTTAATGCTATCAGGCAACATGTTCCCGAAAACAGGTAATAGCTTTTTGGCGTATTTTCGATAATCTTTTTGGGTTTCGATAGATAGATCGGTAAAATCACCGGAGAGAAAAAACGCCTTAACCAGTCCGTTTAGCGTTTCTTCGTTTTTCTGGTCAGCAAGCAGTTTTTCATAAGCGACCCAAACTTCGGCCTGAGTCGCTGAAAAATCGCATAAACGTATTGTCCGGCTATCGTGAGTGAGAAACTCATACGCCGAACGCCCCCGCCGAACGCGAGGGGGCATCCAGTTATCTGTGGGATTTTTACGCTTTCTACCCATCAGTCTAAGGCTCCGAAGTTAGGTTCTTGGGGGGCAGGAGCATAGTTTCTAATCCGCTGTGACAGGGGATTGTTAAAATGCTCCCAGGTAGTTCGGGGTTTCCCGTCTCGCCGAATGACAAAAAAGATCCCCGCCGTTTTTAACGCTTCACGCTGCTTGGATGGGATCTGATAGCCAGTGAGTTCGGCGATATCTGCATCACTAATAATGCCGGTTCTCGCATCCATATTGACCTCAATTATCAATAACCGTTCAGATTGAATATCACCGTCTTGTCAACGGCGCGGAATAATGTTTATAGAATGTTCCCGGATAGGCTCGTCAATGTTGAACCAGTCCGCTGCATCCAGAGAGATAGTCACATCGTTCAGGGCTAGGGGCGAGGGATGAATGCTTGCATGCTTTGCCCTTAAAACAGTTTGGCAATATCAACGCCGTAAACTTCTAACCATGCGGCGTGCGGGAAACTAAGGACGTAATCATTGGTTATTGGATCAAAGCAATAAGTATCTTGTAAGTCGTGGTCATCACACCAGCGCATTAAAGGACGATAATATTGTCGCTTTGCCGTTGCACGCCATACTTGTTGTATAGAAACCCATTCTTTACTGGCACCGAATTGTGCGGCTAATTCATCCCGTTCACGAGTAGCTCTGTTTAACTTGCGCTGTAAGGCTGAATTGCGTTGAAGTGCTACGGCTTCCCGTTTTTGGCTAATCTGGGATTTTGTACGAACGGCTTTATCAGCTCTGGCTTTTTCTTCTAACCGACCTTGTTCGGCTTTCATGGCTATTTGTAGGATTTCGAGTGTTGATAGTTGTGGCAGAGTTGCGGACTGTTGCTGAACGATTGGAGTAGCTTCGCCAGATTCTAAAGTAAACCAACGGTCAATAACCGCGGCGCGTCTTTTGACATCGTAACCCGTGATCAGGATTTCGGTATGGCGGCGGTCGAGTAAAAATTCAGATACATAGCCGCGATTGTCGATAACTGCCACCACCCCCTTAGTTACTATAAACTCTTGATTTTTATGATGACCCAAATCTGGACCATCTTTTTCTATCTGATAAAGCTGATTCAGAATTTCCCAAATATCACGAATGACGTGCTTGTGTTGCTTGCCAGTCAGTTCCGCAATTTCACGGCTGCTCATCATGAGCTGGTTTAAATTTTCACTTTCATTTGATAGTGCTAAAAATGTAACGTTTTGCATGTTCGTACCTTTAGTTAATGTTTTCTAGGTTTGATGCTTCTTGAGCTGCTTGTTGTGCAAAGTCGAATAGCTCACAAGCAAGTTGTGATCCTGATTCAATGGCGCTCAGTCGTTGAGCTGATTCAAGAACGTGTGCAATAAGTGAAAGCAAATCGATAGGGTTTAGTTGTGAAACTTTTATAGTCATTTTTCGGTGGCCTCTTATATTTTAATTCTCACGGTGAGTACAAATTAAGTGTACTCACCGTGAGTCGTTGTTGTCAAGCTCACCGTGAGGCATAATTAAATTCAACGTAAAGACGTCGTAAATACAAATAGAGGCCAAATATGAGTAGAGAAGACCCCCAACTACGAGTAAGGATACCCGCGGGACTGAAAGAGATGCTCGATGACAGGGCTAAGGATAACAAAAGAACATTAACAGCTGAGATCGTTGACCGCCTGGAAGTGACTGCTGCACAAGATTCTGTAATGGGTATCAGCGATGGTTACGGGTATATCGCCAGAGATTTCGAAAGTCTCTGTGATGAGTTTGAAGACTTAAAGGCCAAATATGAACGCGAATATGCGTTAGATCGGGCGGATTCAAATAAGGACGATCTACGCACTGCTGTTGCTAGGTTGTACGAAATACTTAATCGTCCTGAGTATAAGTAATCCCGTCGAGCTCTAAACTTTCCCGTAATCGCCGAGTGATTTCGGCGGTTAACGTGCGGTCATTTTGGAGCGCTGATTTTTCCAGCGCCTCTTTCAGTTCTTGCGGGATACGCGCCCGCAATTGTGGATCGCTTCTTGTGCTCATTCTGATTTTCTCCGAGTGAATTTGTCGTACGTGGCATCTAAATAAAACACGGATGCTACTAACACGAAAGCAGGCCAAAATGCACTAACGAACATATTTTCGAAAAGGTCTAATTTTCGGCCTGAGCGTTTAATACGGAATTTTATTGCTAACAAGATGAAGACTAAAAAGCAAAGGAAAATATAACAGCCTAAAACAAATTCTTTTGTAATGTCTGACATTATTTGATTGGCTCCCTAATTTTATAAATGGAGTTTTGCGTTGCTATATACCCGTCAATTTCATAGGTTTCAAAGTTTAATACTTGGGAAGTTCGAATCTCAGTACCATCTTTGAAACGGTTCTTACTGTCATTAAAAATATAGCCAGTTGCTCTGACATCGCCATCAATTGAGAAAACATATTGCACTACTATTTCGGCGGTGTATTGTGGGGTGAACCTTTAGTAATATCCCTGCTGGTTTCCCATCCGGCTTGAAACGCTTCCCAATAACTTTGGGCGGCTATATCTGAATATGTCCCATCGTCATGTTTTTTTAATGGGCTAGCGGGGTAACCAAATGCATTACGCATGAATAACTCAAACGCTATTCTGCATTCATTTGAATTGATGTTGGTCATTTTTTATTCTCCGGTTCTTGCATTAAAATTCGTTTCCCAATCCACGCCATAACAGGTACGGCCATAGAATTACCGATCGCCCGATAGCGATGGCCATCAGGACAATTTTCTGATGTTTTGCCATTCCACGGGATCTGGGTGTGATTATCAGGAAAACCCTGTAATCGCTCGCACTCTACGGGCGTTAAACGACGCACGACATAACCATAATTCACACCGTGAACATCTGTTGTGGTCAGCGTGTAGGAAATTTCAGGGTGATAGCCGATACCATTACCGCCATTCTGAGGCGCCCGGTTTATCGTGTTGCCTGCCAGTGCAATCGCCACTAAATCAGTGGCGCTTTTATCATCTCGGGATCTCAATGTTGATGAGATATCATCTGTCCGATATTCGCCAAACGAAAGCAATCGATAGGTGGATACCAGCCCGCTGCCTCTTTGTGAAAATATCTCCTGATTGCTCATCCCGATAGCCCAGCAGCGCCGACAACTGGAACGCCTTGAGCAGCGTGAGAAAAAAATGGCGGCGGCCAGATCCCGTTATCAACGGGCTAAAAATCTGCGGGGCGATTTACTGGGCAACGGGGCCGGGATGGTGGCCTCCGGGGGTGCCCTGTTAATGGGCGTCAAAACAAATACCTCAATAATCTGATTGAACAGGATCACCGCAACATCAAACGGCGAATACATCCCATGCTGGGATTTAAACATTTCCGGCGAGCTCAAACGTTATTGAGCGGTATTGAATTGGTCAGTATGTTACGTAAAGGACAATATCCGCAAGAACCAGAGTGTTTTCTTTCACCCGCCGACTTTTTCTATCAATTGGCTGCATAAAAAACAATTACATCATTTTCTCTTGCTAGCGCTCTGTTAATGCGACAGAACCACATTTCGTATGCACAATATATCGCGGTTGTTTAGCCAGCGGGATACATGCATCAAAATGGCTCATTATTTCTTTTTCGATATCGTTACTATAGGAATTTAAAAACCACCTCATTAAAACACCCCAAATTTTTAAAAAAATGTTTCCTTATTCAGTATTAAAAAATACAGGGTGGTAAAGTGTTTAAAGTTCACAATAAACTGCTGATTTACTGTTTATAGGAATAAACCGTGAATCGTAATAAGCATCGAGCCACCCTATGGTGGCTCGATACGGTTATATTGTTGGTGGATATCGGTTATATTGTTGGGAACTTTTTGATTTGATAATGTTTTGAACTGTATCAATAACAGGTTCATTATTATCGTCAATAAAAAAGTGAGTACCTTCAAAAATGATGACCTTTTTCTCTTGTTCAAATAAATCTAACCAAGAATAGAGTTCTTGCTCTGTGACTATGGCATCATTTTTTCCACCAAACACGGTTAAAGGACAGGAGAAAGATTCTGTTCCAACATAATGATATTCTTCCGAAATTTTAAAATCCGCCTTTATTGCGGGTAAAATCAGGGACAATAATTCGGCATTGTCGATGACTTGTTTATCAACCCGGCCAAACGTCTGTAATCCATTGATAAAATCTTTATCCAGTAACCCACTTAATGGTTCTCTGATAGCAGGAACCTGAGGCCCTTTACTGCCTGAGGCAATAAATTCGATGGGGAGAGGTAATGATGCTGCGTTAATTTTTCTTATTAGTTCAAAAGCGACTCGGCTACCTAAACTGTGACCAAAAAATAGATAAGGTTTATTAAGTAAGCTTTTAATATTGACATAGATGTCTTCAACAAGGTGGCTCATGTCATTATGAGGTTTTTCTCTGATCCTGCTGCCTTTACCGGGGGGTTGTATGACTAAAAACTCAGCGTTTGATTTGATTTTTTTGGCAAAGGGAACAAAAGTTGCACTGCTTCCTCCGGCATAAGGGAAACAAAATATTCGTATCTCAGGATTAGAAACAGTATTAAGTTTAATAAAACATGAAGGAGATTTTTCTATCACAATCGGGCTCCGTTATCTTTTGCTATAAAGTTACGCATTGAAATTAACTATTCTGATAACTTTTGCTTTTTGTTTACGGTATGTTACCGCCCTTGGGTATTATCCCAACATTCAAACAACGATGTGTCTGTCAGTTAAAAATAACGAGTGATAACAAATGAAAATAATAATTAATTCTGAAAAGTTCGAGTGGTGTGATATTAGCACATTGCAATAAAAATCAATGGATTCCTTTTTTGATTCACTTATACATATTAAAACAGTCCGTTATTAATTTTTATTACAGACATTATATTTAATGGAGTAGGGTTATGGGTATTTATTGCTATAAATGGGTATTTATATTATTAATAAGTTAATCAATGAAATTATCTGCACTTTTGTTATAGTCGGTAATACAATACACTGACTTACCGCGTCCACTAAT